AGGAACGTAACGATAAACATCATTATACTTATCGTAGATATACTTGTAACCAGAATCAAATGACATGTAAGAACTAGAAGGTAACGTATCAAAGAAACCAATAATGTTATTAGTGATTGTATTTGCGTTACTTAAACCAATGATGTCACCACGACGAGGAGATACAAATAACATGCAATCTCTACGCTCTTCAACAATGTTTGTTAGAGCAGTGATCTTAGCAAGTGCCTCAGCATCTGTAGAACCAGAAGGACCAGTCAAGATAAAATCAACTGTCTGTGATTCAGGATCTTCTACTAGTTCGTATGCAGTACTTACATCAGTATTACTTACAGAATATACACCACCAGAAGCAGAATAGTCAGCACCGTCAGCAAGTCTGTAGTAGAATGTTGAGTTGTTCTTAGAACCTACAGTTGTACGTCCAGCAGGATAATCAACAGAACCAGCAGCAGAACGTAGAAGGTTAAACTGTCTAGCAGTAGCAGAAACACCCCAAGTACCAGCAGCACCAGATGCAGTTGCATTAAAGACATCAGTCTCATGCTCACCCCAGTAAACATACTCGGAGCGTGCCTTCAGAACATTAACATAATAGTTTGTTTCGCCAACAGAAGTCTTAGCATCAGATGCTTTAGAAACACCTACGAAACGCTCAAGCAAAGCACCAGTCGTACCAGTGATTTTACCATCAATGTCAACAACAACGATATGGAGTTCATCACGGAATCCACCTACTTCTGTAGTAAACTTAGAAGTTTCAGGACGAGGAGCAACGCTTACCCACTTTACACCAGGTAGATACTCACGCTCATCATATTCGTCACGAACTGAACTTACAACTGCAGCGTTACTGTTAGTGTCAGTAACTGAATCTGCAGCAGCAAAACTAATACTAGACTTATTAAGACCAATATACAACCGACGCTCGATTGTAGTATCAACAGCAGCAGTGTTTGTTCCCTGAGTAATTACTTGGTTATCTGAAATGATACCAGTAACACCACCAGCGGGAAGACCGATTTCTAGTTTCTTATTAGCAGGATCCCATGCGAGAACATTTACTGACTCGTCAGAACCACCGATACTAATTGTAGTTGCAGTACCAACTACGAAATCACCAACAACAGTGTCAACAGTAAGAACGATGCTATACTTGAAGACTTTACCAGCAGCACCAGAAGAAGCAGTAACTGCTTCATCAGCAACATATTCCCACTCGTTACCAGAACCAGGTGCAGGTACAACAGCGATCTGATCAGCACCAGCGTCTGTTACAAATATACCGATGGAGTTGCCTTTAGTGCCAGGAGTTTTTGCTGCCCAAGTCCAGTTATTGTTTGCAGCCTCGTAGTTAGTTTCGTAGTCTTGAAAATTCTTGATTAGAGGTGCAGTTCCAGTGTCAACACCATTCTTCAATGAAGATGAAGTTACACGAACTGTCTTAAGGACACCACCATATGAAAGGAACTGAGAAGCAGTATACCAATACTCAAAGTTGTTATCATTTGGTTTTCCAAAGATATCTGCAAGTTGTCTTTCGTTGGAGATATTTGTAATTTCTTCAACTGGACCTTGTTCAAATGGTGCCGCAATTACGCCAACGTTTGCGGTGGATAGCGTGGTAATAGTAGTCAGGTCTCTTTCCTGAACGACTACACCCGGCGATGATTGATTAGCTGCCATGTTTATATACTCCTAGAAAATGTTGTCAACATCGGTTGTCTAAGATTATTTATATTTTTGAAACGTCACCTATAGTCCCACATATAAGATTTATCCCCATATTCCGCAACTTCCCATCTTTCTCCTTGAGCATCGATAATATGATCATCATCCAATCCATCTGATATAAACCCAAATGGTGCCATGTCCTGTTCAATATTTTCTCGCTGATCATCATAAATGCGTTGTCTAACATCGTTGTCATGCATCTCTTTAAAGTATTCTTGCATCGCCATCCATGAGAAAATAACCAAGCACATTGCTAGGTCATCATTACATCCGTCTTCTGCGGCAAAGGATTGTCCCTTTACAATGAATGTAGTTAGTTCTGCAATCGTATCATAATCTTTGATTATTAATTTATCTTCTTCTAATAATGCTTTAAGATTAGAACACCCAATTGCTTTGACAGCAGTACTCATCTTTACACCAAGTTGAGTTTTCTTACCTGAGAATCCTTGTCCTAATTGTTGACCTGCCCTTCCTCTCATAGCAACTTGTAGTAAATTTTCATACTCAAGATCGAATTGAATAATGTCTGCAACCTGACCACCAATATCATTTACCTCACATAACACGTAAGCATTATTATAATTTTTTGCTACGTCTACAATAACATTAGGGAATATAATAGGTTTGATATCATTATTTCTATACTTAGCAACCATTTCATATGGTACTGTTGTAGTATCCATAACACAGAACGCTGAATAATCTTGACTTACACCACGAGCAACGTCAACAGTTACGATATAATTATGATCCTCTTCTACTTTTTTATATACTGCAAAACCTCTATTTTGTTGGATAGGATCTTCATAAGGCATAGTCCTCAACTTACTAGGACTAATCAATGTATCAACAGACCCTAGGAACTCACACTCAAACTCAACCTTGAATTGTTGTTCTGACGTGTTAGCAATTGTTTGATCTTTCCATGCTGCATCCCTACCAGGAACAGCAGACCAATGAACCTCAGTTGGGATGTATTCGTTCTTACCTCTCTCAGCATCATGCCAGAGTTTATAGAACATGTTCATCCCATGAGGTGTACTAATGATGATAACCTTGGTAGATTTACCAGATGAGATAGTAGGATATACAGAACTAAAGAACTGATCAGCGATGTGATTCGGAACGAAAGCGAATTCGTCCAGAAATATAACATTAAACGACATCCCCCGCACAGCACTAGACGAAGTAGAAGCAGCCATGATTTTACTTCCATTCTCCAATTCCAGACTTCCTCGGTTCCATTGGAGGATTCCTTGCTGGAGCCACTTTGGGAGGTTTTCATAAGATAATTGTAGTCGTTGCAGCATCTCACGAGAAGTTGCTGCTTTGTTTGCTAGAATTGCGACATTAACATTCGCTTTAAAAAGAACATACCAAAGAAGATATGATGTAACGATAGTCGATTTACCAGTCTGACGAGGTAACTTTGCTATGTTGAATCTATTGTCATGAAATTTCTCAACCATTTCTGATTGAAAATCATACATGGCAAATGGAATCAAACCCCTATCAAGAGAAACAATCTTGATATAAGTTTGAATGAAATATACGGGATCCTCAGAACATTTAATATACTCGCGAACTTCATCAGGAGTAAAATTTGTGGCAACGTTCGCTTTCTTTAAATTAGGATTACCAAGATACTGTTCCTGATTCGTGCTCATTTATTCTGGTCTGTATTCTTGAGATTTATATGTAGAAAATTCTGGTGCAACAGGGGGGTCGGATTTTTTCTTAAAATATTTGTTTATCACATCTACTTGATCCTGATACTTAGCAATGATATTTAATTCAGTTTCAATTGCTTCTGTAATATCAGAGTGTTCTCCAATACCTGCAGGGTTAGTTAAATACACTTCTACGTTTGCTACATGTTTCTGGATGTCTCCTTGTGCATGTGCCAGTAGTGCTCTGATTAGTTGTTCTCTCATGTTATTCATTCTCATATTCTTCAGTTGGGATAGTCCACTCAGCATATAATCGTCTGGTGGTCACTCCTTCTATATTTAGGGTTACTTGATCGTTACTCGACCAGAGTCCCAAAGTGTCTCCTAATTTCACGTAGAGTCTCAAAATTTTTCTGTTTAGTGCCGCCATCGTATTCCCAAGCATAACCTTCCTCAATCATAAGTTCATTTAGTGAAATAGTAGCATCGCCAATGTAGAGCCAACCAAGAAGCCTACCATACTTCCCAACCCCACCCTTAAGTTCAGTTCTAATAAGGAGCTCTTCATCACCTTTAATAGTCTCATTAAGTTTTTCTTTTAACCAGTTAGTAGCATCTATTCCCAATGCCTTCTCTTCCAAGTCTCTTGTTCTCTTCTCTGGCGTATCAACTCCT